GGGCTCCGTAAGGAGCCCCCTAGCGCAATAGCGCGGCACTGGTCGGTTTGTGAATAAGGATCCACAAACTGATCCACATATCCCAAAGGAGATCGGCATGGTTGCCAAAGTGGCTGAGGTCGTGTTTAGGAGAGAAAGAGGCTATGAATGGCTTTCTTTCGATCCTGACCCCGGTCCTGATGGACAACCTGAGTACGTAGCTAAGGGCGTGCATGATCTGATCACATCAAGAGGCAATGCGGGATGGCGAAAGCTATCACGCAATGGCCGTGCTGTGGGAGGACCATTCATGTTGAGAAAACACCTTTATGAGGAGTTTTCCGATCTTGACGACCGGTACTTAACAAGTGCCGGAACTGTTTACCGCTATCGCGGTCCGCAGTATGCCAAGTATGAGACGGTAAACCCAAGCGATTTTCCTGATGTGACTCCGTCGCCAGATCATATACTGGAGGCGTTTGGCACAACAGCAATCGCACGGGTCTTACCGACCAACCCGTTAGCTAGCCTCTCTACTTACCTGGGCGAGATGCGCGAAGGCATTCCTGCCATCGTGGGTTCCGACTTTCTCAAATCTCGAGCTCGTCGCGCGCGTTCAGCGGGCGGCGAATATCTCAATTTTGAGTTTGGTTGGCGCCCTCTCGTCTCTGATGTCCGTGCTTTCGCAGATGCTGTTATGTCGTCACATAAGACGATATCTCAGTACGAGCGTCAGTCTGGAGATGGAGTTCGTAGGAGGTATGTACTCAATATGCCCGACGAAGTATCGGTCGAGGAGACTACAGGTAATCCTGAACCTCTTCTCATTGGACCAATATATACTTCGGCGTTTGGACCGATGACAAAGACTACGACTATTAGTCGTAAGCTTTGGTTCTCAGGTTGTTTCACCTATCACTTGGAACCCCTTAACGATGGGGCTCTAAGGAAAGGGTGGTTCCAACGAGCTAACAAGCTCTTTGGAATTAGGCTTACGCCTGAAACACTCTGGGACGTCAGTCCATGGAGCTGGGCCGCAGACTGGTTTGGCAACATTGGGGATAATTTCCACAATGTAATGGCATTCCAGAATGACGGTCTAGTTATGCGTTATGGTTACGTTATGGAGACAAAAATCCATCGCGTAGCCTATAACCTGTCCGGTATTGGTTATGGGAATCTCCCTGGCCGTACGTACAGCTTTATGCAGTCTCTTAGTACTGTTACTAAGAAACGCATAGAGGCAACTCCGTTGGGATTTGGCCTAAACCCGATTAGTGATTTCACTAATCGACAATGGGCCATAACAGCTGCTTTGGGCTTAACCCATGGCAGTCGGTAGATCCTCTATTAGGAGGTTGTCTATCGAACAAACCATTACCTCGTTAGAGGTATTCACTGCGGTTTAACCGCAAACATGAAGGAGTTGTTGCCTTATGGCTTTCTCTGACCCGCAAACGTTGATGCACAACGGGAACCCGATCGTTTTCGCTCGGACTTCCTTCGGCCCGACCGCTGGAGGATTTTCCTCCCCGGACGGTGTCCAGAAACTGACGATCTCGAATGCCTATGGCAAGCGAGTTCGTCGGTCGGTGCGCATCGACAGCACGAAGAACGCGGCTGATCCGTTGCAGCCGGCAACCAACAGGCCGTACTCGATGTCCGTTTACACGGTCTTCGACGTACCCCTGTTCGGCTACAGCTCAACGGAACAGAAGCTCATGGTCGACCAGCTCACAGAGTGGTTGACCGCTTCTTCGTCCGCCAACGTCGTCAAGGTCCTGAACGGCGAGATCTAACGATCTTGCTGTTTCGTGACCAATTTTGTCGACGACATCGACGGAGTGTCAGAGTCCGTAAGGCAAGGATCCGCTTTACCCCCTTATAAATAAGGAGGAACGGTGAAAAGCCTTATGCAACTGTTTCATGTGGTTCTCGATGATATGGGAACCAGATGCTGCACTAGCACCATCCGTGACTTTAAAACAGTCACAGAACGTGTTGAACACGAGGGGTTATCGTTTTTGACGATAACCCTACCAGGCTTCTGTTCAGATCTCCAAAAAGCTCTGAGCAGAGGTGAGGTTGGCTCCGACCTTTTTCTTAGTTTTAAGAAGAAGGGACGTCTCCCCCAATTTCTTGGAGGTTTCGTTTGCCGTGTGTTCAATATTGAAGATGGTCTGTTACTCAAGGACCCTGACATTGACGCTATTCAAGCTATAAGGCAGATTTGTTTGCTTTATAGCAAGATTCTTTTACCTTGCAGCGATGCAAGGGAAAGGGGTGCCGTTGTCAAATACCTTGAGCGTGAGAGACAAATTCGAACTAACGACGCTGCTCTCAGTCCATCCGACAAGGATGGTTACGAAAGTATCGTCATGCGGTTTTTGGCTCCGATCCTCCAGAAAGTAGATGAAGATGTCTACTATGGTCGATTGGTTCCAAAACACGGTCCTGGTTCAACTGCTGATCGTCTTACCAGCAATGGCAAGTACAATCTACGCAATTGGACGTCGCGTTTGGAAGAGAGTTTCCCTCACGGGGAATATCTCTATTCAAGCTGGAGCCACTTCTGTGACTCTGACCGTGTCGATTTGTCCGAACCCAGTCAAGAACAGCCCGTTAGGGTTGTTCTCGTTCCTAAGACACTCAAAACACCGCGAGTGATTGCAATTGAGCCTACGTGTATGCAATATACACAACAAGCTCTTATGGAATCGCTCGTGAGAAACATCAGCAGGAATCATCCTGTTGGTGATTCTATCAAGTTTGATGACCAGAATCCCAATAGGGAATCTGCTCGTCTTGGATCACTTTATGGTGATCTAGCTACACTCGATTTGAGTGAAGCATCTGATAGTGTTTCGAATCAGCTTGTGAGAATCATGCTCCACAAGTTTCCCAATTTAGGGGAAGCCGTCGAAGCGTGTAGATCACGTAAAGCTGATGTGCCTGGTCATGGCGTTAAACGCTTGGCCAAGTTCGCGTCTATGGGTTCAGCTCTCTGCTTTCCCATGGAGGCTTTGGTATTCTATACCTTAGTCCTTCTTGGGATCGAAAGAGAGCTTAATAGACCATTGACGAGAAAGATGATAAAACGTCTTTCTCGTCAGGTGCGCATTTTCGGAGATGATATTATTGTCCCCGGAAAATATGTGCGTTCCGTTGTCGTCACGCTTGAAACTTTTGGGTTTCAAGTTAATTCGGACAAGTCTTTCTGGACTGGTAAGTTCAGAGAGAGTTGTGGCAAGGAATACTATGCTGGATTTGACGTATCTGTTGTCAAATGCAGACGTGTATTACCTGCTCATCGGAGGCACGTTCAGGAGTTAATATCTCTTGTGGAATTCAGGAACCAGATGTACTTTGCTGGTAACTGGTCCACATGTAGATACGTTGACAACATTGTTAAAGGTATTATACCTTTCCCATTTGTTGCTCCAACGTCTCCTGCTTTAGGCAGGCATAGCTTTATGGGTTATGAAACCCAGAAGTTATGTCCTTACCTTCATAGACCCCTTGTCAAGGCCTATGTTGTGTATTCCAAGCTTCCATCAGATTTTCTTGATGGGCCTGGTGCCTTGCTAAAGTTTTTCCTCAAGCGTGGCAATTTGCCATTCGACGACGAAAAACATTTAGAACGTGCTGGACGTCCTAAAGGCGTCGGCATCAAATGTAGGTGGGCCCCCGCTTATTAATAAGCGGGTCTCGATTGTTATCGAGGTGTGAGGGGATCCTTGTGCCTCTTCTGAGGAAC